CCTCGCTGGGTCTATAGCGCCTGCGACTCTAGGAATCACCGTGCCCACCCCTTTCAAGTTTTAACTGCTCGTTGTCTATGTCTTAGTTGCCAGCTCTTCGATTTTGCTGCAAATGGCTTCATACTCGGTTTTCTTGACCTGCTCCGACTTTTCATGGCCGTATATCTTGAGCACTTTACGGACTAGGTCGGCATCGCCGTGAGATATCGCGAACATCCTCTTCGCCTGGGCCTTGCTGATGAATCCATCCTGGTCAGTATAGACCTTCTGCCCGCCGGTCTGCTGGCCGCTTAGGTCCATGTCCTCGATGTCCTGGGTGAAGATGTCGGATAGCGAGGCCACCAGCAGTGCAGCATCTACTAACGCCCGCTTCTTGGCCATCTTAAGAGCCGTGTTGTCCATGGTGTATGGGTCCATCTTGATATACTTGCGCTCCCGCGTGTTGCAGGCCCCGAGGCCCTCCGTGATGGTCATGTCCCCTTTAATCAGTCGGCAGCGGACCTGGTACTGAAAGAACCCCTTGTCGAAGTCCCGGGTGCTGTCGGCAATCTCAAATTCGGACCGCAGGCCCATGAGCATCAGGATTTTCTCTGCTCCTGGTTTTAGCAGGGTCGGCTTATCTGTGCCTGGGATGATGCCGAAGTCATGGCTTTGCCGCAGCGACCCTTTTACTAGCATCTGAAACTGTGCGATTTTGGTCATGGTTGCTTGCACATGCTGCAACTCCACCGTGTCGATAATCGCGAGGCCGTTAGCTACTTGTGTCATTTTCTCTTCCTCCTTATTTTCTACTTAACCGAAAAACGGCGGTATGCGCTTTCTTGGGTGTACTTCTTGTAGATATCCGGTTGCTCGCTCTGCAGGGTCTTTGTGTCCAGCTTCTTGGTCGACACGTTCTGCCATATAACTTGGCGGTCGTAGATGCTACCCCGCTCTGCCTCCCCTAGCATATCCTTGAGCCGGTTCGCGGCCTCGTCCTTGATAAGCTGGACCTTCTTTTCCTCCTCGCAGGCTTTCTCGTACTGCTGGACCAGGCCGAAGGCCTCAAAAGGCAGCTCTATCTCCTTGCCCTTGTCTGCCTCTGGGTAGCGCTTCTTGACCATCTCGGTGCTGGCCCTGGTGCCGTCTATCGTGGGCGGCGTCCCCGCCTCGACCATGTGCCAGAACTCCGTCTCGGCCTCGACCAGCTGCCTTGTGTAGCTCTCATCTCTGGCGACCTTGAAGTACTTAAACTCTTGACCGCCGATAAGTACCGCTACATACCATGCTGGGTACCCGGTTACCGCCATGTAGTGCTGCACTTGGGGCATGTAGTAGTCTGGCAGGCCCATCTCCCAGTCCTCTGCCGCATACTGCCCGGCCGTCTTGCACTCAAGACCTGCTTGCCGGCCCACGACTAGCCTGTCGATGGTCGCTATCATGAAAGGCCTGTCTTTATGGCTCAAAATCGCGTTCCTGCGCCGCACCTTTAGCCCTGTCCTGGCGGTAAACTCTTTGGCGACTACATCCTCAAGGACATTGCCCCAGTACATCTTTTCAGTCTCCCTGTCGCTGTGGTCATCGTCATACTCGCCTGTCTTTTCAAGCCATACGTCCATCGGAGATTTCCAAGGGTTGAGGCCCAGGATTGCTGCGGCATCTGAGCCGCCTATGCCTTTGCGCCGAAGCTCTAGCCAGTCGCTCTTGGGCATGTCCAGCGTCTTTGCCAAAGTAATGGCCGTCATCATGTTAATCCCTCCCCTTACTTGCACTCAGCAAGAATCTTATCGATGATTGAGTTTTCCAGGGGTTGCAGCTCGTCGACGCGAGACTGAAGCTCTGCAACTTTCTGCCTAAGTACATAGTTCTCAACCAAGATGTTGTAGACTAACGTCCTCATTGCTTCGACGTCATAAAGGTTTATCACTCTTACCCCATCCTCTCTGCTTTTTCTTCCATTCGTTGCCCTATGAGGGCTATGGCCCCCCCAACTAAGACTATCGCTTCCGCATATAGATACCCGTTGCCTGGTGAATCTGTAGCCGCTCCCCCAAAAAGCAGGAGTATCAGCCCGCTGGCCGTGACCCAATGCGCCCGCCTAATGGCTCTCTTTCTTTTCGCTCTCATGCCTAGTCCCCCCCTTTCCAATCTTGCTTCTGCGATGCTCGCTGTGGTAGAATCTAAGTTTGCGCTCTTTCTCACCTCCTTTATTCAGCTGCAGTAAAGAAGTACGCGTGTATCTCGGCTTCTGGAATCCCAAGCACTTCCACCGCCTTGGCTATCTCTTCCTGCGTGAACGGGTACTTCCCGCTCAGCTTGAGCGAGATTGTCGTGTGCGTACGCCCCAGGGCCTCACTGAAAGCCCCCTCGGTCCTGAGCTTCTCCCGTATCCTGCCGCGCAGCTTAGAGTAATCGAACTTTTTGGTCATATCATGCACCTCCTTTCTGTCTGTGGGATACGGTAGGGGGTATCGTGGTATACCCCCACCCCCACCATCCTAGCACCCACAATACTCCGACCTCAGCACCTTGAAAGTAAACCGCAAGCTCGCACCTTTGCCCAGGGCCTCTGCCGCCATGCTGTACACCGCCCTGTCCATCCTCACCACTCGCCCGCTATCATCGTACTCCCCGAGGATGCGGTTGGAGCCGCACTCCCAGCATACGTTCAGCGCTACCACATGGCCACCCTCTGCGCGGAACTCGCGGATTTCTGCTAGTCCCGCCTCTTGCTTCTGCTCGGCCTCCTTTTTGGCCGCCAGCTTTTTGCTGAATATCGCGTCTAAAATATCTTTCGTTAGCGGCATCCCAGCATAGTATGCTTCCCCTGGCTTTCTCGGCGGCAGGTATCCGTGGACAGCGACCCCGTATGGCCTTAGAAACTCAGTCGCCAGACTGTACGCCGGCGCCCACCCACCAGCCCGCGCGATTAACTCTTCGCTTGGCTTGGTCATCGGGTTGGAGATTCGGTCATCGTCTCCAAAAATCTGCATACCCACTACCAAGAGCTTTTCTGCTCCCGCAGCCCACTCGGACCTCAGCGCCGCATGCTCAGCCTCGCGCCTTGCTACCAGCTCGGCCTTGCGGACCAGAGCTATAGCCAGCGCCCCTTCGCGGTTGACCGCCTTATACTGTACGCCGGCTGGCACATCCCACATAACAAAGCCGCCCTCTTTTACATCCCGCCCATGAAGCTTTTTGCCGGCATCGGCCCCACTCAAGGTTCGATACCTAAACGGCAGCTGCCCGTGCTCATCGAGGGTTACGGCATCGTCAAGAAAAATCTCGATTTCTACAATCTCCCGAGCTTTGGTTTTGGTGGTCATTTTTGTTCACTCCTTTTTTTATTTTTCTAATTTAATTTTATCATAGAAGCCAAGCTTGTCAATAACTTTTTATGGTTTCCCTCGTATTTTTCCAGAAGGTCTAAAATAGCCTCCTCCATCAGGTCTTGCTTGGTGCGCTCAAGGGTGGCGGCCAGGATGTTCAGCTCCTTGTTTAGGTCACTCCTTACGCGGGTGCCGGTGGGGCGGTATTCATAGCTCCGCACAATCATTCTTTTCCCCTCCCTGCGGCTAATACCCATGAGCGGGAATACTCCCGGTCCTTGAAAAGGTCCGCGATTCCTGATACTTGCTTCAGTCTCAATACCTCATCAGCATCCATCCCTAGATGTTTGCCGATTTCGGCATCGTCCCACCCAAGTTGCACTAGCTCCACAACAATATCCTTCATGCCGAGCACAGCGTGCTTGCCCCGCGCCCTGTTATGCCTAATGGTTGAGGCGATCCTGTTTTCAATCGGCTTATCAAGAACGACTACCGGCAAATGCCCGTGTGTACGCTCCCGTATGTCTCGATGTTCTTTCCCCACCCGGTTGCGGTGGAAGCCATCAACTACGATATATTTTTGCTGGCTCTCGTCCCAGTGGACGACAATGGGCTGGGTGTACCCATCCTCTTTGATGGACATATACAGCAATCGCATCTCAGGGGGAGCGACATTATTCGGGTTGTACTCATTGGCCATTACCATTTCGGCGGGCACCCATTGAGGAAAGCTGACTGGGTCCGGGTTAGGGTGTATTTTTTTAAGTGCGGCCATGATCCTGTTTATCGCCGCCAGTCGTTCAGGAACGGGCAAACTAGCCATGGAAAGAATGTGTTGCTCAATCATTGGCAGACCCCCTTTCTCATCAAGCAATACCTACCCCGCGTACCCACGCTTTCAAAGCCATGCTTTAGTAACGTTCTCCCACCGGCCTCCGTTGCTGTCGCAGTAACAACCTTCACGCCGACAGCGGTGGCAATTTTCATCCTCTCCATAAGCATTCTGGTATAAAGTCCCCCACGCCGGTGTTCCAGCTTTACCCAAGCGCTTTTTAGTACTGCACGGCTACCTTTTATTTCGATACTGCTACAAGCGACTGGTTCATCTTTATGCATTACCACAACCCATGTCCGATTGTCATCATCATAGATAGGCATGCCCAACTCCCGCGCCACCTGTCGAGAACCGAAGAACCACCCCAGTACACAATAAAACTCCTTGTCCTCCCGGGTCAACTGAACAAGGGCGTACCGTTCACAGGATTGTAGCTTTTTCACAGTATCTCCCCCCATTTTTTCAAAACGTCACCTTGTTGGTGTTTCGGTTTAATGACTGAGATATTTTGCTCCCAGTCATTGATGAGCAGTTGTCGGCATTGTTGCCGATAGATTCTCGGATCATCCCCCTGCTTTGCAAATCGCTCCCGAAATCGGGCAGTATGAGTGCTAGGTGTGGTTCCGAGGAGAAAGTCCCTATACTCTTTCCAAGTCCCAAACGCTGGGGGTAACTTTTTCGCGGCAAAAACCATCTCCTCCTTGGCGTACCGGGCCGCTACATGGATGCCAGGCATGCGCTCTATCAATCGGCGGTATGTCTCCGGCTCGAACTCATGCAGGGACTCAAGGCATTTCAGGGAACTTTCATGCGCCAAGTATGACACCCGTACGTCCTGGATTTGGTGTCCTCGCAAATGCATGAAGTCGTAAACGCGATTGTACCGCAGCTTTTTCTCGGCGATATAGTGCCAAACATCTTCAAATGTCCAATCGTACATGGGATATGCCTTTATGGCTTTACCCTTCGAGGTCCACTTTAGGCCGTTCCATCCCGGGTTCTTTACCACTGTTCGGAAGCGGTTCAAGCTCTCTTCAGCCCGCAAGGCCACCAAAAAGCATGTTTTCCCTGTATCCCACCTAGCTTGCTCCCACCATTCAAAGAAAGGGTAAAATCTTTGTGGGTATTTCTCCCTGATCTCATGTACCGCCATAGGATCTTTCTCCCTCATCCATTTTTCCCCCGGCCCCCAAGCATTAAGGAAATCAACCTGGAGCGAAGTGGCATTCGTCATGCGAACTGGGACCTGAAACCAATATGGGGTAACGTTGCCTAGGGACAACAGATGCTGCACCTGGTCAACTGTAGCTTGGTACTCAGCCTCCTGGTCTAAGAAAAAAGCGTGCACCATTCTGTCGCGCCGTATGGCCTCCCGGCGACATAAGTCGAGAAGAACTGTACTGTCTTTCCCGCCCGATACAGACACCACTACATTCTCAAACCCGTCGAAAAGAGTAGATATCCGCAGTTGCGCTGCTTCCTGTACGTCCATTGGTAGATATAGCTTTGCCCCCTCTCTCATGCATTCACCACCTCATATAAAATCTTTGTGAACTGATTGATGCCCATGTATTCTTCGCTCATTTTCTTGTGGAGGTATTTATCCACCGTGGTGTTGCTTTTGAATATGTAAATTTGGCATTCGGGCTTCACGTTAGATATTACATCTAGGAACAAGTAGTTCTTTACTATTGGGAGCTCAAACAATATTACATTGTCAAATTCGTGTTCGTCCCCATTAGTGTCATAGAAGGATTTAACAGTGACATTTTTGAACAGGTTTGATAGCCTGCGGTTATGACTCGCCAAATTTGTGTATACTATGGTTTCCCCGGTCACCGCTGAGAGCAATTCTTTTAAGATGGTGTATCGACTCTCCGTTACATTCGTCCAATCCGCTAGGGTTGTTATAATAGGGCTGGCTGTGCAATTTTCAGCAAATAACCTGTCCCGCAGAGTTTGGTAGCCCGCTTTTTCCCCTATACTCAGCGGGCAGTCAATGACATGAATGCGGTTGCTAAAAAAATCAGCGTAGTCGATTGACACATGGCGCTTCAACTTTTGAGCAAGTAGGGTATAGTCATGGGCTCGGGCCTGCTCGCCGTTCTCGGTTATCTCGAGGTTGTTTTCGCGAAAACAGTACCAATGCTGATACCCTAGAATGGCTCGGTCAATGAACGCCAGGGGGCAGTAAAGAAATTGCACCCCCACAGTAAAGGGCACGATATCCACAAGCACTTTATACTCGTATTTTGTTGCCAACCGACTCAAGCGACCAAAAACGGCGCTGGTAATGTTTTTATATCGGGAAGCCCTATCGAAGACCAGCAGGGTTTTGTTATCCGCGATATTAAAAAGATCGTTGGACTTCACCACGTCCTCAAAGGCATAAAAGGATGCTCCCGGGAAACGAGGGGCTAGGTCTGGGATAAACTTTTTCGGAGCAAGGTAACGTAAGTTTTCAAGGGTAAGGTTATTAAACGCATCCCTAACAAATTCAGCACGGGCATCTGCGGACTTAGAATACATAACTCTTTTCATAAGGCCTTTACCAACTCCATCAGCTTTGCTTTTTTGCCTTTTACCTTATCTACTTCTTCCTTAAACCGGGTGACCGCACTCCCCTTCTTCCGCAAGGAGTCATGAATCCGTTCATCTATAGCGCTATCGCAGATGATATCGATGTACGTGACCTTATGCTCCTGGCCAATACGGTGGCACCTATCCTCTGCCTGCAGCCGCTCCGCGTACTTAAAGCCATTGGTGT